AAGGCGCCGCCTGCAGCTGCTCACCCGTCCAGTTGGTGCGGCCGGCAAGCGCCTTCTTGTTGGCGCGGCCGACTGCAAGTGCCGTTTCATAGTCAGAGAACGTGTGTGCGGCGCCACCAAGGGCATTCTTCTGCGGAGATCCATCGGGCTCAGTGTAGCCGAGGTTTCGCGCGTGGCGGAAATCATTGACACCCGTCGCCGTTGCCGGGCCGGGCTGATCAGGATTTACACGTCGCGCATATTCACCCGTCTTCATGCCAAGCTGCATTTTGGTCGGGTCATTGGCCGCAATCGCCCTCATCGTGGCCTGCTTCTGGGCGGGCCTGGCGGCCTTCACCGGCTCGCCATATGCGATAGACGAGAGCGTGTCCTTGAGAGAAAACGCCAGTTCACTCTGCGGAGAAACACCGGCTGAATACTGCCCCTCGGTGTTGGCGAACCAGAGATTATCACGCGGATCTCCGCCCGTGACCTCACTCACGCCAGCACGATAGCGGTCATACCAATCGCCGCCGCGGGGCTCCGCCTCGACTGTCTTGTCGAGTTCGCGGCGCATCTTCAGTAGATCCTTGCGGTCCTTGATGGTCCGCGGCCCGCCAATGTAGGCACCTTCGGTGCGATCGGGAGATGGCATCAGGTGAGGTTCTCTGCGCGCGATCCTCACCGCCTCATCGACCGGCAACGTGCGGAGGTCGGGCAACTGCGTCATGCGCCTTGGCGCCGGACCGGGGATGGCGGCCATCGCGGCCATCGTGCCGGCGGTCATGTAATCGCCCTGCCCCAAAGCCTCTTTCACGTCATCGATGCCGGTTGCAACGCCATATGGCGTGAACTCCAGCACATTGGAAAGCTGTTCCGCCTTGCGCTGTCCTTCGCGGTCGTCAGAAAACAAGAGGCCGCGCATCCAGTCAGTGGCGCGCTCACGGAACGTCGGTTCATAGGTCGAGAGCGTGCTGCCATCGCTCATGTCGAGGAGGCCAGGAATGCGGGGTGTATAAGACATTGCCATCACTGCACCCCCATCGGCTGCTGCTGCGCCCGCATGGCCGCCTGCTGCTGCTGGGCGGCGATCTTCGCCGCGTCACGCTCGCGCTGGATCATCGCGTAGAGCTGCTCGACCTGGACCTGTGTGCCGTATTTCATCTGCATCTCGGTCGCCCGCAGCCAGATGTCGGCGTCCAACTGATCGCGCGCGAGGTCATCAGCCTTGCGCTGCTTCTCGACCTCCAGCTGGGCCTTCATCTGCGCGATGGCGATGTCGGCCTTGATCTTCTCCGCCTCGACCTGGGCGAGGAGCTGCGCCGGATCCTGCTGCTGCTGGCCCTGCGGCTGCGCCATCTGCTGCTCGGCTTCCGGCGTGATCTCGCTGAAGTAGCGCGAGGCGTCCTTCAAGCCCGACAGCTCGAGGATCTGCGCCATCGTGTTGCGAAGCTGCTTGATCGACACGATGGGGTTCGACGGCCCCAGCGTCTGCAGGATTTCCTTCTGCTGCCCGACGACCGTCGTCAGAAGCCCCACGCGCTGCTCGATCGAGCCGGTGCCGAGGCCGACGTTGACGACGACATCCATGTCGGCATCCCAGGACCGCGGGTCCACTGGCACCCACTGGTTCCGCAGCCGCACCATGCGGGGGCGGTCCTGGTGCTTGATGACCTCTTTCAGCAAGCCCCGGAACAGCCGGCGGATGCCCGTCTCGGCGAAGATGCGCGCCACCATCTCGAGGCGCTCCTGCGCGGCCGACATCGTTGCCGTCACCGCCGCCTTGGTGGTGGACTGCAACACGTCGGCGTCAAGGCCCTGAGACGCCTTCGACATGCCCGTGCGCGAGGCCCTGACATCGTCCAGGTAGGCGATGATCGGCATCGCCTGCTGGCCGACAAAGGTGTTGCCCAGCTCCTGGATCATGCCCGGCTGCGTGGCGCGGATGATGCCGCCCGTCTCCACGTTCAGCACGTCGTCCATGTTGACGGCGCCCTCGACCACCACCGTGCGGGGGTGGATCACCTGCGCCAGGCTGTCGAGGGTGTTGCGGACGACGTTGGACTTGATCAGCTGCAGGTCCATGACCTGATCGGCGATCGACGAGCCGATCACCATGTGGGGCTCGGGATCAGGGCAGATCACCGCCATCTGCACCTCGTCCACGACCTCGTCGTGGAGGATGTAGGACGCCTCGCCGATCGTGCAGACGCGGCGCAGTTCCGCCACGCCATCGCCGTCGCGGTCGATGCGGATGTAGCTCTCGACGTATTCATAACGCCGCATCGCGGGGTCGGCGGAGGTGTCGCTGGCGCCGCCCATCCAGTCGCGCAGTGCGGGGTTGCGGGTCTGCGCCTCAAGGTTCAGCTCGAAGGACGACGAGCTATTCCCGTGCTCCTCGATTTCCTCGCGCGAGTAGCCCATCTCGACCAATTCGGAGAGCGTCTTCAGCGAACGGTGCCCGACATAGTCGGCATTGTCGAGGTCGCGCGCGTTGCGCGCGATCAGGAACTCTTCCGGCGGCACGCACTGCACCACCTGGCGGCGGTCCTCGATCCGGCGGCGGATTTGCACGTCGAAAAGAGGCGAGGGGAGCCCCGTCATGGGATCGGGCTCGCCCTCGCCAGTTTGCTGCACCACCAGCAACTCGATGGAACCGTCCTGTTGCAGCAATTGCAGCTGCGACTGGTCGATGCCGGAATAGTTTTCCTCGCGGACGTTGACCCGCGTCTCCGTGTACCACTTGAATACGCCGATCTTCGTCAGGAGCGCGTTCTTGAACGCCGAATGCAGGATGCTGAAGCCGGGGTTGTCCACGTTGAAGACATAGGACACATAGTCGGTGGCCTGCTCGGCCATCGCCACGTCTTCAGCCCTCCTTGGAGCAAACTCGACCGGCTTCTCCGACGCGGTGAACACCCGCAGGAGGCTCGGCATCATGGCGAGGATGGTGTCGCGCACCTCGGTCATCACGACCTGGGAGCGCCCCTCCTCCTCGTTGCCGAACGGGTCGGCGCGGTAATACTTGATCGCCTTCTCACGGGAAGGCGCAACCTCGTCGTCGATGTAATCGGCGGCGTCCTTGATCGCCGCTTTCACCGCACCCTGGAATTCCTCCTCGGACATGGCCTCGGACGCCTCGGAGGCCTCGTCAAGACCCATATCCTCGAGCGTTTCATCCAGGGCGCCGTCCATCAAAGCAACCCCTGCACGGGCGGAACACCGCCATGCTTGCCTTCAGCATTGTACCAATTGACCCACCAGGCCGGCAGATTGCCGAAATTGGGCGTGCCCGAACCACCGCCCGAACCTCCACCCGAACCGCCACCGGAGCTGCCGCCCGTGTTGCCACCCCAACCCGCGGGGAAGCCGGTGTAAGGGTCGCGGCCCGCGCGGAGGTTCCGCATGAACATGTCCTCATAGATCGAGCGGCCATTCGTGCCGATCTTCCCCATGCTGTACATGAGGTCTGCAATCGGGTCGCCCTTCCAGCCCGACATCCGCTGATAGCCGAAGGGGAACATGCTGGAATCAGTTGCCATCGGTCAGGGCCTCAATAGTTCACGCCGGGTCGATTGGCGCGGAAACCAGGGTCAGCCGGCACGCGGCTCTGGTCCTTGGTGAAGGACGGACCCGGCCTGTAGACTGGCGGGTTGGCAGGGCCGGGGCCGATGAAACCGCCCGATCCCGGTGGCCGCTCACTCAAGCCCGGCCACCCGCCGACAGTCCCCGCACTACCCCACGGGAAGTCGGGGCGGTTGGGGTTGAAGAGATTGCTGCGCTTGCTGGTCGGGTTACCCCACCAGTTCCCCCAGTGCCAATTAGGCTGCGGAGGCATATTCGGCGGAATGGTCGGGATTTCCGGCACCGCATCAACGGGCAACTCAGGATCAAGAAGACCCGGCTGGGTCATCGGGCCACCCGCCGGGCGCACCCGCTGCTGCAGCGCACGCGCCGCCATCATCGCCTGGATCGCATTGCGGGCATTCACGCCCATGCCGCCCGGAGCGCCGGGGCCGGAACTAAACATGGCGCCACCCGAAGGGTCGCGGAAATTGGAATAGGTGCCCTGCCCGAAGCCGCCACCCGCCGCCGGATTGCCGAAGCTCGAGGAACCGCCGTCAACGCGGCCGCCCGGCGCCTTCGTCGCATAGCCCGCCGCCATGCCGCCCGCAGGACCAAAAGCCGTGTTGCCGTACCAGGTGGATCCCGTCGTCAGGCCGAGGCTGCTGCCGGTGCTGTTGCTTGTCTGCCCGCGCGTCTGGTTGGGCGTCGTCCCGTTGAGGGACGTGGACATCCGGTTGTAGTTGCCGCTTTCCGAGGAACCCCCGGTGCTACCTGACGAACGGCCCATGAGGTCATGCCCTCCAACGGATTGATACCCATCCGGCGCTATCACAATCCGGCGGAAAATGCAATGTTATAACGTTACGTTTGCACAGCACGAAAAGCCATCACACGACGCCGCGGATCGCCCTCTTCAACGGCTTGCCCGGCACCCAGCGGGGTGATCTCCCGCCGACGCGGGACGCCACGGAGGCGAAGGTCAGGCAGATCGCGTCGGCAAGGTCAGGCGAGCGCATGCCGCGGCGCTTCATGTCGGCCTTCCCCTCAACCTTGATCTTGCCGTTCGACGTGAAAGTGTAGGTCGGTGCCACCAGCTCCTGGCGCAACTCGTCCATCTTCGGCAGACGGCACGCACGCGCATTCAGCCACTCCTTCACCGACAGCCACAACTCGTCACGCAGCTTCGCCGCCTGCTGGTTCATCGCCGACGATTCCGCCACGTTGACATCCCGCACCGTGTGGCCCAGCTCGCGCAGGCGATCGGCGACACCCGAACCGAGCCCGATGCTATCGACACAAATCTCCGCCGGCTTGTCGAGCTTCGCCTCGTTCACAATGGCACCCGTCAGCTGCATCAGGTCCAGCCCCTGCCACACCTTGAACTCCAGCACCACATTGCCCTGGCGTTTGCAGAGCACGCTCCGGTCATCGCCGAACCGCGCCACGTCGAGGCCGTAGACGATCGGCTCCTTCGTATCCAGCACAACATCCCGCCCCATCGCCGCGTCCACCAGCTCCGCCGGGATCAGCGTGTCGTCGTCGCGCAGCGCGAACTCGCCCAGCACGCGGATCCGGTATTGATTACTGGAAATTCCATACGTATCCGCGATCTGCTTCACGAAGTCCTTCGACACGCGCGGGCTGTTGAGGCAACTGACGTGGTATGTCTTCCACTCGCTTGACAGCTGGTGATGCGTTTTAAAGAACATACCACTGCCTCGAGTTGGGTTTCCGATTAGGATCGTGCAGGCATTCTCACCCGACATCGAACCAGCAGCACTCTCGAACACTTGTTCCGGCACAGCCGATGCTTCATCCACGATCAGCAGAACGTGATCACTGTGAACACCCGCCAAACTCTCGGGCCTGTCAGCAGAACTCGTCCTTGCACTGATAAATGACGATTCCGGCGCAGCCTTTAGCGTTACCTTTTCGCTCGTCGTCTCAAACAGGTCACGGATCGGCGCCGGAAGCCGATTGATCCAAATCTTCACCTCGTTGAACAGACTATCGTAGAGCTGCGATGCAGTTGGGGCCGTGCAGATTGACTTCTGCGGAAATTTTGTGATTTGGAACCACAGAAGCAACCACGAACAAAACGCCGTCTTGCCGACACCGTGCCCCGCCCTCACGCTGATGCGCCGTTCCCCTCGCGCCACGTCGCGCATCACCGCCGCCTGCCACTCGTCTGGCTCAACACCCAGCACGTAGCGGACAAACCCGACAGGGTCGTTTTGATAAGTCTTCACTAGTGACGCCAGCGCATTCGCGATATCCTGGCCGAGGTCGGCCTGCTGCGTGCTATTCATCGTGCATCTCCACCATCAAAACTCCCTCAACCGCCGCGCATACCACAGCAGCAAACGCCTCACCTCACGCACACCCGACCGCGCCACCATCGAGCCCAGCACCAACTCCAGCACCTTCGCATGCAGGAGCCGCTCGTGGCGGTCGATCGCCGATTGCGCCGCGCGGTCGAGGGGAGAGGTCATGGCGAGGCCCCTTTCTCCAAAATTGTAATTTTTTTCGGGTGGCGCGGCAGCCTGCTCGTCACCGGGGCGGCGGGGGTGTTACCCCCCAGGCCGGGGGGTGTCTGGGTCGGGACTGCCAGCATGCCGGTCACGTCCGCATGATCCGCACGACGGAGGCGCGACTGATGCCCGTGTCCTCGACGATCTGCGCGATGGTCTTGCCCTGTTCACGAAGCGCCAGCACCTCGGCGCTGCGGGCGCGTGCTGTCGGTGCCCTGCCCTTGTACTTGCCTTCACCTTTGGCCTTGGCGATGCCCTCGCGCTGACGCTCGAGCATCATTTCACGCTCGAACTGAGCGACAGATCCCATCACATTGAGTATGAGCTTGCCGGTCGGTGACGACGTGTCGAGGTCCATCGCGAGGATCTTGAGCGTGACACCCTTGGCTTTCAACCGCTCGGTAATATTGACGAAGTCAGGGATCGAGCGCGCCAGTCGGTCGAGTTTCGTCACGATGAGCGTGTCGCCCTCGCGCGCAAAGTCTATGGCCGCCTCAAGCTGGTCACGCTTGGCGACCGAACTGACCTGTTCGCTGAACAGCTTCTCGACGCCAGCATTGGTCAGATCACGCTGCTGAGCCTCAAGCCCGGCATGCTGCTCAGTGGTCGAGGTTCTCGCGTAGCCAATCCTCATTTCGGCATCTCAAACTGAAGCGCGAGGCATATGTCCGCCAAAGTCCAATCGCGGAAATCCTTGCCAGCGAGACTTGGTTGGGTGCGCATGAATTCCTGCACCCCAAGCATCAGCTGCACCAGCACGATCTGCGTCGGGGGCAGGTCGAGGGTCTTGAGTTCCGCCAGGGCTTGCAACATCTCAGGGCTTTTTTGCACGTTCACCTCCTGTGATCAATAACGTCTTAGACTATATGGTCACATTAGTGCTCAATGTCAAGAACCATTCGTGTGATCACAATAACAGGCCATAGCTATCGTGCTCACTCGGGCAGGGTCTTGTGATCATTCCCTGCCCTTCTCCTCATCGCCTTCCTCCACCCTCGCCTCAATCGTCCGCATCGCCGCCTCGCGCTTCTGCTGCAGCTCGATCAGCACCTGGAGGTGCGCTTGCTGCACGTTGGTCGTCGTGACGTTGGCGTCCACCTGCTGCGTCGGCTTGCCCAGCAAACGGTTGTGGATCATGTCGATCGCCTTCAGCCGCACGACCGGGTCGGGATCCTCGCGCGCCAGCCTGACCAGCTCGCGCGCCGTCTCTGGCAGCGCCGCCTCGAAGATGCGCTTAACCTCTGGCGGGATGACCGGACGCCCGTTCGGGTTGCCGCTTTGGCCCGGCTGGAACGGCCGCAGGCCCGCAAGCTGACGGGCTCTCTTGTCGTCTTTGTTTGCAGTGTCTACCTTTTTGGTAGACTTACCTTGAGTAATCTGCTCGGCGTCCACCCTTATCACCCCGCCATCATATAATCGGGCAGGTTGTCGCCCTTCTGCCAATCAACTTTCGGCTTCACCCGTTCCGGGTTCACCCGCGCCTTGTCCACAACCGCCCCGTCAAACAGGTGCTTCGTCCTGTTGACCAGATCAAACCCCTCCAGCACCCTGACCACCTCCTCCATGCTCCAGACCGCCGCCGCACTCCCCCTGTTCTGGTCGCGCCATACCTGACACCCCTCTAGATCGCCACAAATAACCAGTGAGCGGCCATCGCTCATCCGGGCTGTCATGTAGCTC